TTGGGAGTTGACCAACTACAAAAACAACCCCATCGTCCTTTGGGGCCATGACTACTACAGCCTCCCGATAGGTGTTTGCACCGATACGTATAAGACGAACGTGCATGGCGTCCCGGCAACCGGCGCCAAGGGCGTCTTTTATCCGGCCGAAATCAATCCATTTGCCCAGCAAGTGCGCCGGATGTACGAGTACGGCGTTAAAAGCGGCGTCGGTGTCGGCTGCACCACATCCGTCGGCTTTATCCCCAAAGAATTTGATGAAAACAACCAACGCGTCATCACGCGCGCAGAGCTGCTTGAGTTTTCGTTCGTTCCGATCCCTGCCAACCAGGGTGTAGGACCCGCGCAAGGCCGCGCACTGACCATTTACGAAGCGCGCTCACTCCAGCTCGACATCATTGGCTTGCACAAGAAAGGAATGGCATTTAACGAAACCGTCGGTTTCATCCCTAAGAGCATCACTGAGGAAATTGCAGACGCGAAAACTGCTTGGACCAAGCAAACCCTCAAAGATTTTACTGAGAAGGCATGGGAGGAGCTGACCGACGAGGAAAAACTCGACATCGCCAGCCACTTTGCTTACCGCAAAGACTACCTCCCTGCATCATTTGAAGACCTCAAACTCGCGTATCGCCGCGGTTCAGACGGCGCCGTGATCTTTAGCGCCCTTAAGACCGCTATGCGCAGCGTCAACGGCACGCGCGGTGGCATCGACGTAGAAGACGACAAAAAGGCTGTCTACGAGCATCTCGCGAAGCATTACACGCTCTTCGGCAAGCAGGCGCCTGAGTTTAAGACACTCAAGGAAGCCCAGGCCGGCGACGAATGCACCAACGACGACGGCTCGCCCGGCCTCCTCGCCTCTGACCCCAACGACCCTGACGGCCCGCTAGTTTGCATCCCACAGGACCAGGACAAGAGCTTCAAGGACGAGCACGGCTCGCAAAAAGAGCTGCTCAAAGCCGTTAGCGATGAACACGACCGCCATGTCGAGGAAATGGATAAGGCAGTCGAAAAATGCTTTGGCACGGGCGAGAAATCGGCTGGCAAATTCAAGGAGCTTCGCGACTCTATAAAAGACGAGCACACGATGCACCGCGCCAACTCAGTCGCCAATTTCAAGAGCTTCAGCCCGTCCGATGAAAAGGCATTCGACCGCAACCCGCATCTGAAGGCGTTGCGCGACCAGCACGACGACTATGAGTCCAAGAACTTTAAGGCTCTCGACGAGTTTGAAGAGAAATCAGTCGACGGCGGCGACGAGGACAACGCATCGTCGGCGCTCTCAGACAAGCTCGACTCCAATCAGCGCTCGCACAAGCGCGCGGTGAATAAGATCGCCAAGGCTATGTGCAAGGAAGCGTTTGGCCAAGAAGACGAGCCGGACGAAAAAACCATCGAAGTGCTCAAAGAGTTTTTGGCGCCCTACGTCGACGAAAAGCTTCTCGCGCCGCTGACCCTCAAGATCGCCACCAAACTGACCACCGAAACGACCAAAAAGCTGAGCGAGGCTCATCAACATCTGAAAGCTGCAACGACCGTGCTGGAGAGCCTATCAAAAACTCTCGGGGACGGTAGCGGGGAGGAAACGCCAGCAGCCGCACCGGCGCCCGCAATACAAAGGTCGAGTCCCGTAAGAGTCGCCCCTGTGAAGGAAACCGAGCTAGACGCTCATCTTTTCGCACGCGATCTGTTGCGGAGCATAACTACTGCGGCGGGGAATGGCCTCAAGGATATTAACGAGGAGATTCGTAAGGGCCGCAGTCACAAATAACATATGACTCTTGAAGAAATCAAAGCAATGCACGTCACCGCGTTTGACGAGGTGATGAAAGAGAAGCTCGTTCCGATAATCGGCGAGCAGACCGCGTTCGCAGTCAAGACCATTGTTGAGAAAATGAACCTTCAGCGCGCGACGGTCGGTCATGACATGACCGGGCTCTCGCCCAAGATGAAGACGGATTTCGTGAACGTCGTCAAAATGACGGTGTTCAAGGACTTCAATGTCGACACCAAGGCGAACGAGGCATTGATCGAAGAGCAGGATAACCGCGGCGGCTACCTCGTATCCCGCGAAATTGCTGATGCCATCATGCGCATCGCAGCTTCGGTCGGTACGATCATGAGCCAGGCGGCTAAGTGGGATATGACCACCGACGAACTCGGTGTGCCGAACTACACCGGCTCCTTCCTCAAAGGTTCATACCTCGGAGTGGATCAGTCGGGCTCTGTCACCGGACTCACGTTCGGCCAGGCTCAGCTCCTTGCCAAGAAGTGGCAGCTCGCGTTCGTAGTCGGCAACGACTTGCTCGCAGATGCCTCGGTCAACGTCGCGGATTGGCTTCTCGCCCTCGGCGGTGAAGCTCTCGCGAACATGATCGACTACCAAGGCTTCGTTGGCGGCGCCAACACTGGCGATCCGTTCCTCGGTATTCTCAACTATCCTTCGACCACGACCGTGGACGAAACGGGCACCAAAGTGACCTCGTACGTCCTTCCTTCGACGATGACGACCTTCGCCAAATACGCGGTCATGGACGACAGCTCACAGATGATTGGCTCTCTCGAAGAGTCGATACTCGGAGATGCTGCGTTCTATATGAACCGCACCGTTTGGGCGAAGCTCCGCGTTCAGAAGGACACCGCCGGCAACTACATCCTGCCTTACGCTGGATGGGCCAAGCCGGACCCGGCTATGACGAGCAACCCTACAGGCGGCCCGGTCAAACCTATAGGAGAAATCCTCGGTTTCCCGGTCTACACCAACCGCTGGCTCCCGGCAGTCGGTGCATCGAGCGTCAACGGCTTTTCCGACACTGCAAGCAACCCGTTCATCGTATTCGGCAACATGAAATCGTTTGCTTTTGGGGACAAAGGCGAGATGCGCGTTGCTCAATTCGAGTCGGGCAGCTTCGGCGGCAAGGAAATCGCTTTGGCAGATCAGCGCGGACTTGTTTACAAGCACCGCCACGCTCTGACCTTGACGCTTCCTCGCGCGATGGTCGTTGGCAAAACCGCAGCATCCTAACAAACAATCTGAATAGCAATTTCCTCGCTATTCATCGCATCCCGATTACTCGGTAACACTTTAACGCCATGAGCGACGAACAAGAAAAAGTCGACGCTGGCAGCGAAACCTCCAGCGAAGCAGCTGCGGATACGTCCGCAACTGAAACCCACGCCGACGCAAGCCGCACCGGCTATGCGGAGAAAGGTCTTCGCGCAGGTGACGCGTGCATTTGCCCCGATGGGCGCAAGGGCACGGTCCACCAGTACGATGCGGGTCTTATCTGCATCCCTAATCAGGACCAGGGCTAATACTAGGCCACGCGGCTTGCCCCCGCACTCGCCGGATCGACGGCGGTTGGCAAAATCATAAAACTCATATGCGTTTCAACCCATATGACGACGTGTTGCATCAGTCGTCCACCGTAAGCTCTGTAGCAATACAGTCGCTCACCGGCTCTTCGGCAGTCAACGGCGATTCAATCGACACGGCACAGTCGTTCGATGCCGATTCGATCATGGTCCATGTACGCGGCGAGATAGCCTCGGGCTCTCCGAGCGCTGCAACCGTCGCTTGGGCGCTTCAGGAATCGAGCGATAACTCGACCTTTACCGCCGCGAACGATAACACTGGCACCGCGATTGGCGGGACGCTCAACGTCCACACCGTCGCAGTAGACAGCTACGCTCGCGTCGAGGGAATTATGGTCAACCGCAAGCGCTATTTGCGCATCGTGCTGACGCCCGCCTTTACCAGCGGCACCAGCCCCGCGATCTTGGCCTATGGCGAATACATCGGTTCACCCGGCAACGGCCAGGTGAATGCAGGTCGTGCGACCAGCAACACCTAGTGTGCTCGCTTTGCTCCCCAAGGCCCTTTCAAACGGGGAGCAGCGACGAGGACAGTAGCCCTCACCTATGCAGATCACTGGCGAAATCGTTGCGGGTTCGGGCGCAAACTTCACGCTTGCGCATCCTCCTGTTGCCAATACGCTGGCACTCTATGGCTCAGGCGTGCGCCTCACGGGCGGCGGCGTGGACTACTCGCAAAGCGGCGCGACCGACTCGGTAATCACCTTTACCTCACCGGAAACGTACACCGCGGGCACGGTGACTGCCGACTATGAGACGACCGACAATCCCTCATACGGCACGCAAATTGGCACCGATATTCTCTCGCCGTTCGCACTCACGACGCTGCAGCGTGTGAAAGACATCCTTTTTGACCCCAATCAAACCATTCTGTTGACGGGCGCGTCGCTTACGCAAGGCTCTGAAACGGTAACTGCCTTCACAACCCCGACTGGCAAAACCGTGCGCGCCGGCCAGCTCATTTCGGGCCTGGGCATACTTGCCGGCACCACCGTTGCTTCTATCTCCGGCAGCACCATCACGCTCTCGCAGAACGCGGTCGCGAGCAATACCGGACAGACGCTCACGGTTATCGACCAGACGCCGCAGTACAATGGGCTACTTATTCGTCTCATCAATTCGGCAAGCGGCTACATCGGCAACGAATGCGGCCGACCAGGAGGCTTTGTCCAGCAAACATATGTCAACGATACCTACTCAGTGAGCAACCCGCGCCAGCGCGTGCTCATTTTGCGCAACACGCCGGTATTCTCAATCACCAGCTTTCAGTGGCGCGCGGGCACACCGTCCAACCCGAGCTGGACCGACTTCATTCTCGACCAATATGAATTGCTCGACCCACGCACCGACCCTATTTCGGGCATCACGTGGTATCCGTCGGGCTCGCTCCGCATTTATGGCGTCTTGCCGAGCCTCTACAGCAATA